AATGTTTTCAAAAAGTCCTATCTCAGGTGTTAAATTACCTAAAAAAGGTTCTAGATTAATTTTCAGCGGATACTCAAAACCATTTGAAGGACCTCAACACAAAGGTAGAGTTGCAGCAATTGTTGGTGTTAAACCACGTGCTAAAATTATTGGTCAAAGAAAAAAATTTAAATCAATGGACGAGATGCGAAAAGCAAAAGGTTTTAAACCTGGAGAAACAGCAGCTCAGTTTAACAAAAGAAAAGCAGCAGCAGAGTTTGCAAAGAAAGCAGCTAGTGCTACAGGTGCAAAAGGTAAAATTGCATTAGGTGTAGCTGCAGCAGGAGTTGGTGCTGTACAATATTTAAAATCTAAAATGAAAAAAAAAGATGAGCCTAAGAAAAAAATGGGTGGTGGTATGATGAAGAGATACAACAAAGGTGGCGGTGCTGACACAGGAGCTGCTGGAGAAGCTAGAAGTAGAAAAGGTGTTAGAATCAGCAAATTAAAAAGAGCTATAGCGAATCTTAAAGGAAGAACACCTAATCGACCTGTTGAAAAATTTGTTAATAGAGTAAAAGCTGATGTAAGAGATTCTTCAAAAACAAAAATGATGGGTGGAGGCATGATGCAAAAACCTATGGGTTACGACAGAGGTGGTATGTACCTATCTGACGAAAAAATTAAAAAAGTTTTTCCTGAAAAAGATGCTAAGAGAAGAGCAAACATTTCTCAACTTGTAGGAGGAGATAGAGTTTCTCCTATGAAAAAAGAAAGATTTACAGCAGGTCAAAGCGCAAGAAGAAGAGGTTTGTTAAAGAAAATTAGTAAACAGGCAGCTAAAGCAACTCCTTTAGGCTTAGGTATTAAAGTAGGAGAAGTAGCAAAAAAAATAAAAGAAAAAGTAAAAAGTAGATCTGAAGGTGGTCCAATGGCAAGAGCTATGGGTAGAGGTAAAAAATTAACAGCATCAGATATGAGAGATGCTCAATTGAAAGAAAAAAAATATGATAAATTTTTTGCGGGTCAAAAATCAGAATTTCTTAAAAAAATGAGAGCGGCACAAAAATTAGACGAGCAGATGAAAAAAGTTTCCCCTATAGCGTCATCAAGATTGTATGAAAAAGGTACAAAAGAAATATTTGGTAAGCAAGCATATCAAGATAATATGAAAGCAAGTTTTAGAGACACAGCTAAAACTTTAATGGGCGGTGGTATGATGAATAAGCCTATGGGTTATAAATCTGGTACTTCAGTAAAAGTAAAATGCAAACTAGGTAGAAACAAACCTACAAAAATGTATTAGGAGGGACTATGTCCCTTAAAAACATTTTACGAGGGATCGGACGTAGGATTCTTGGTGGTAAAAAAGAATCAGCAACACCGACCACCGGACAACAACAAAAACAAATTACTTACGAACCAAAACCATCACAGGCTCAAGGTCAAGAATTAGCTGTACGAGAAATAAAAAACCCACCCATTATTTTAAAAAAAACTAAACCTTTACAAATGGGTGATGACATTTCACCTTCATTTGGCTCTTCTACTTATGATTGGGTTATGAGAAAAGGAAGAGGCTCTTACACAGCAGATGAATGGTTAGATCATTTAACCTCAACACGAAAAGTAAATTTTAAAGTATTTGGAAGACCCTCATCAAGATTAGAACGATCTGAAAAAAAATTTAAATATGATTCAGGACCCTTTGTAGGTAGAGAAGTAAATATTTCAAAGGATGAATTGTTTGATACCAATGTAGCTGTATTTAATGAAGCCGGTGATCTTACAGGAGGGTTATTAGCTGCTGCTAAAAAGTTTGGTCTAAAACTTAATGCGAATGAGATTGGTGCGATGATTAAACTAAATCCATTAAATAGATTAAGACCTGTAGAACTTGGAGCACCAAAAGGAGCAAAAGAATCTTTTGATGTGGCACACGCAAATATGACTTACAGAATTAACCTCTTAAAAAATAAATTTAGAGCAGATAGTGATTTAGTTAAAAATTTTGACGATGCTATTTATGAATTAGGGGCTATGAAAAATGGTGACGTAAGTTCAGCGGTTTTTGCAAATTTAAGAAATGCATTAAGACGAGCTAAAGCTAGACCTGATGTGCGAGAACAGGACAAAGCTATATTAAACCAAGCTGAAGCAGAATTAAATAAATCTGCGACACCTTTAAGAAATTCTAAAACATATTATGGAGGTGAAAGAAATTATACACTTGATGGTGGTAAAGATTATAGAGAAACTATTATGACACTACCAGAACCAATTCCAACAAATAGAAACCCTTTTAATACAGGTGGCCACTTTGGAGATGTTTTAGGTAAAGAAACAAATAATATTTATCATGTAAGATTTGATACTAGATTTACACCAGATGGAAAAAAAGTATTTATGATTAATGAAATACAATCAGATGTAAATCAAAATATTGCTAAATCATTATCAAAAGCACAACAGTTGTCAGATGAATTTAGATTTAATCCTTTTCAAAAAGATATAGAAACAAAACTATTGTTAAACGAAAGATTTAAATTATCACAAGATTTAGAAAAAGCTCTAGCTAAAGGAGATAATAATCTTGTGACAGCTATATCAAATGCATTAGCAAACTCTACAAAACAATTATCTAAATTAGGTCAAAGGTCAACAACTGATGCAAAAGATTATTTTCCTATGGTTGAGGCAGATCAATACGGAGACCATGCATTAAAATACTTAATGCAAAGAGCAGCTAGAGAGAATGTTGATTATGTAGCCGTTGCCCCGTTTGACAAATTAAGTTTCCGTCAAGGCTATAAAGCTGGTAACGAAAGATTTTATGGCTATGCAACTGGTAAAGGAATTAATAAAAGTGGTTCAGCAGTAATGCCAAATCTAATGAAAAGAGCTGCTAGATTATATGGTTCAAAAGCCGGTCCTACAAAAATATCACTATCTGATCCATCTAAACCTTATAAATCAATTAGAGAAGATAAATTTTCTTACCCTGATAAACATAAATTAAGAGGTAAAAAAATTAAAAGCATATATCATGAAGATTCCAATTTAAATGAAGTTTCTGGTTATACATTTATTGATTCTTCTAATCCTGCCTTGTATTTTGATGCATTTGCTATTAAAGTAAACCCACTAATGAGAGGCACACAAAAAACCTACAAGGCTTTTGGCGGACTTGTAGTAGATATGTTTAAACCAATAAGGTACAATTAATTATGGCTGTAGAAAAAACATTATCCGAACAATTGCAAGAAGGTTTTGAAGAAGAACAGGAACAACCAGAGGGTTTACCTGTTGATGTACAAATTGAGGGTGAAGAAGAGGTCGTTGAAGAAAGACCACAAGATGATTTTAACGCAAATCTTGCAGAGGGAATGGATGAACGTACTCTTAAAGATATGGGTATGGATCTTATTCAAGAATATAAAAAAGATAAAACTTCAAGAAAAGAATGGGAAGATGCCTATATCAAAGGTTTAGATTTATTAGGCACTAAATATCAAGAAGTCACAAAACCTTTTAAAGGTGCATCCGGTGTCACTCATCCTTTATTAGCTGAATCTGTCACACAATTTCAAGCACAGGCTTATAAAGAATTAGTGCCAAGTGATGGACCAGTAAGAACCCAAGTTGTAGGTGCAGTAACACCGGCCACCGAACAACAAGCAGATAGAGTTAAAGATTATATGAATTATTTGTTGATGGAGGAAATGGAAGATTACACAACTGATATGGATCAAATGTTATTCTATTTACCATTATCAGGATCAACATTTAAAAAAATTTACTTTGATGCAATGTTAGATAGACCTGTATCAAAATTTATACCAGCTGAAGATCTAGTAGTTCCTTATTATGCTTCAGATCTAAAAGATTGTGAGAGAATCACTCATGTTATTAAGATGACTAAAAACGAAGTCACAAAAAAAATGGCAGCAGGTTTCTACAGAGATATAAATTTAATAGACTCTAATAGTGAACCAGATCAAGTACAGAAAAAATTAAACGAGCTTGAAGGGGTTAAAGGAACAGGGTCAGATTATTTACATACAATTTTAGAAATGCATG